CAGGGCGTGGGCCGTCTCCTCGTCCGGCACTGGCACGATCGCGTCGGTGTCCAGCGACCGGACCCAGCCGCCCCTCATCTCCAGCCCCGCCTTGCGCAGCGCGGTCACCCATGCCTGGGAGTACTCGGCGGGGCCGGTGCGGATGAGGAGCTGGGCGCCCCAGGCGTCCTCGTCCGTCGTGAAGAGGTCCACGGGGAAGTAGCGCCACAGCAGCTTGCGGTAGCGCTCGCCCCAGGGGGCCGCCCGCGCCGCCCCCGTGGCTGTGACGATGTGTGGGTGGCGCAGGAGACCACTGTCTGGCCGCCCCATCCGCAGCTCGATCCGATCCCACAGTGCTGACCGGGGCTGGACCTGCCCGCCAAAGAGACCGGCCTGTGGCCCCGGCCGCATCTTCGGCACGGCGACGAGCTCCAGGTCCCCGATGGTCTCCAGCTGGCGGCGGACGCTGCCGGCGATCTCCAGCCGGACGCAGCTCGTCGCGAGCAGGTCACGCAGGTCCTCGGCCAGGGCCAGCGCCTCGGCCAGCGGCAGTCGCCGCCCGCTGCTCACCGCCACACCGCCAGGATCTCGCCGACCTGTCCGCGGCTGTCGCCCGACGCGCCCACGCAGTGCAGCTGGGCGGCGGTGTAGACCCGCGCCCCGGTCGAGCGGTAGAGGTCCATGGCCTCAGCCGTCCACCGCCCGCTAGCGACGCAGAGGACCCCGCGCTGGGCGAGCTCGGCGAGGGCCTTCACGAGGCGTTCGTGCTGCTCGAAGCCGAAGCCTCCAGCGCTGTACGAGGTGAACGTCGACGCGCCCTCGCCCGGCAGGTAGGGCGGGTCTGCGTAGACCTGGTCGCCGGGCACCGCCCGCTCCAGCAGGTCTTCGAAGTCGCAGCAGGCGAAGTAGGCTCGGCCGAGCAGTCGAGAGCGGGCCAACAGCTCCTGCTCACCCGGCAGTCGGACCACCGCCTGGTCCCCAGGTGGCACGTTGTGCTGGCCGGCTCGGTTGACCCTCCACAGGCCATTGAAGCCCGCCGCCAGCAGCCAGAGGGTCAGCGCCGCGGACTCGGGGCCGTGGGCGGGCAGCTCGTTGAGCCGTCGCTGGTTGCGGCGATACTCCGACATGCCCCGGGGCAGCGCGCTGAGCGCTTGGTGCAACTCCACCGGGCGAAGCGCAAGCTGGTCCCAGAGGTTGATCAGGTGGGGGTTCACGTCGCCCGCCAGCGCGACGGTGGCCTCGCCCGCCGCCAGCCGCTGCCAGAGGACCGCACCCCCGCCCAGGAATGGCTCGATGTGCTTGCCCCGGCAGGGCGGCATCAGCGCACGGATCGTGTAGGCGAGGCGGCGCTTGCCCCCCACCCAGCGGTGCATCGGTGTCATGGCTCTTCCCCCTCGATGGACTCCACGATCTGGGCCTGGGCGAGGTTGCCCAGGTCGGCCTCGAAGTAGATCCGTCGACGCTTCAACAGCGCCGGGCTGTGCTCGCCCTCGGTGTGCTGCTCACACCAGGCGCGCAGCACGGTCGCGCTGGTCGCCCAGCGGCCGTCGTACATCTTGCGACCGGGCAGCACGCCCTCGATGAGCGCCCGCTGCACCCTGGCCCTGGACATCCGCAGGATCTCCCCCAGCTCGGGAGGCCCGAAGATCCCAGGCGGGATCTCCTCGGCGTCCCAGGTCAGGCCCCGGGCGACGATCCGCGCCGACCGTCGCCCGGGGATCCGGAGCACCTTCAGCGACCCCATGGCGCAGTGGTAGTTGATGGTCCGCTCGTTGAGCGCCCACGCCTTCACCAGCTCCTGGGGCAGCAGGTAGACCATCAGTCCCGCTCCCCCACCATCACCGCGACCTCGGCCTCGATGAGCTTGAGCAGCTTGTGCGGGCTCAGGACCTTCTTCAGGTCTCGGGCCGCGTCGGCGACCACGAACTGCGCGATCAGGTCGGGGATGAACTGCCGCTGCCAGGCGTCCAGGTGCGGGCTCTCGCGCAGGGCCACCGCCCGTCGCCAGGCGTCAGCCGGGTCGGTGTGACGCAGCGCAATCGCCTTCAGCGGCTCGATGATGGCGTCGGCGTGCAGCTGCGTCTGGGGCCAGGGCAGCTTCAGCTGGCGGCGGGCGAAGGCGATCTGTCGCCCCCGGTCGTCCCAGCCGACCTGTCGGTACAGGGCGCCGATCACCTCCTGCTGCCGGGGGGTGATCGGCGCGTCCTGCCGGCTCTTGCCCACCGGCGCCGAGGGGGCTGCCGGCCGACCCTGGCCCTGCGGCAGCCGGGCGCGCAGTCGGCTGATCACCACGTCGGCTTGGCCCTCGGTCAGGCGTGAGGTGTGGTCATGCCCGGCGACCTCGCGGCAGATGGCCCGCACCGCTTCTTCGGCCTCAATCTTGGTGCCGCTGGTGGCCTGGGCGAGCTGGGTGACCAGGCCCCAGATCACCCGGTTCTGTGCTGGCGTACGCACCCTCTTCGCTTGCATGCTCCCCTCACTTCCAGATCTTCAGCAGCGCCTCGGCCTCGGCCTGGCTGTGCTGAAGGGCGATCTGACTGCGCTGCAGGACCTCGGCCGCGCGCTCACCGCGCTGCACCCGGTCCTTCAGCAGGTAGAAGTTGACCAGGGCCCGGTCGGCCCCGTGGACCATGGGCATCAGGCCCTTGATCCAGTCCTCGAGCTCGTCGAGGACCTGGGCCGACGTCGGGCTTCGGGTGACCGCCTCGGCCTGCAGGGTCCGCTTAGGCATGGAGTTCATCCACGCCTTCCGACGTGACCTGCATGAGGCCCTGGAACGCTTCCAGGAAGGCCACCACTTCTTGGGCCAGCGCACCCCTTGCGATGACCACGACACCGCCGTCGTAGTCCAGGCGCAAGGCGGTCACACTGCCCACCTCGATGAAGCTGACCAGCTCGTCAAGCTTGGCCTTGCCCAGATCCTCTCGCGTCCACTTCACCGCTCACCATCCTCGGCCGGCTCGGCCGCGGGGTACTCGATGGCCGGATCAGCCGCGAGCTCGATGAAGAGGCGCTCGTCCTGGGTGATCTTCACGCCCAGGGCGAGCTGCTCGGGTGCCGTCAGCTTCTTGACCGCGCCCTTGTCCAGGTCGACGTCACGCCGCAGCAGCGACTCCAGGCCGCGGGCCTCAGCCAGCTGGATCGTCCGCTCCTTGGAGTGGGTGAAGGCGACGGCCTTGGGGGCGAGCTTCCAGCCCACCACCCCGTGGACCAGCTTGACGCTCTTCTTCTTGCCCAGCTCGGCGCGACGGCCGGGGGCGAACTCCGTGATCAGTCCCTCGACCCGGGCCCGCTTGTCGACCAGGGGCTTGAGCGCCTTGGCCTTGGCGGCCTGGATCTCGGCGATCTGCTGATCGTACTCGGCGCCGATCCCGTTCATCTCGGCGTCGCAGCCCCGCAGGACGCCCATGGCGCGGTCGACGTCCTGCCAGCTCTCGACCTTGCGGATGTCCCGCTGGATCAGGACCTTCTTCTCGGTGGTCTCTTCCATCTTCTTCTCCTCGCGCTCAGGCGCGCCCGACGTGGGTGGGGACGACCGTCTGGTCGCCGACGAGCCGCGCCTGGCGCATGGCCAGCACCGCGACGTTGTTGATCCAGAGCGGACGATCCGCCCGGGAAGCGATGGCCTTCACCGCGGGCGCGGTGAAGATCCGGGAGGCGTCCGCGCAGCCGATCCGGGCGAGCCGCCACGCCAGGTACGCCCCGACGGCGTCCTCGCCCCAGGCCGGCACCTCCAGCACCTGGGTGCGGCCGGCGAGCTCGGCGAGGGTCGGATCGGAGCGCAGCCGGCCTGCGAGCGGGGCCTGCCCGACCAGGATCACGGCGAGCTGGCGGAAGAGGACGTGGCTGTCCCACAGCCGCTTGACGGCGATCAATGCGTCGTCGCGAAGGTCGTGGGCCTCGTCGATGAAGACGACCGGGTACTGGCCGGCGTCGAGTTCGGCCTGCAGGGTCTGGCGCAGGAGCTGGGCCCGACCCTCGGCGTGCATGTTGGACGTGTCGCGCTGGATCAGGTCGCGCAGGATCGCCACGCTCAGCGTGGTCAGGGTGACCTTCCGCCGGTCCATCAGCGCCGGCGCGATCAGCTTGACCCGCTTCTCGCGCTCCGAGATCGCCCACAGCCGGCGGACCAGGGCCGACTTGCCCGACCCGGGCGGGCCGACCATCGCGATGATCTTGCGTCCGCGGATTCCGCGGATGACGGCCGCCTCGATCCCCGCCAGCCCCTTGGGCATGTAGAGGTCGTCGGGCATCTCGTCCTCGAAGGGGTCGACGTCGAGGCCGAAGTGGTCCAGCTCGTCGGGGGTCAGGTACTCGCGGGTGGTGATCATCACAGGCTCCTCGGGTGGGATGGGGGGATCGGTGGGCTTGGTTGGGCCGCCGCCGCCGCCGCCCTTGCGGGGGGATCGGTGGGCCTTGGCCTCGCGCGCTTGGGCCAGGTCGTGGACCTCGCCCAGGGCCAGCAACGCCGCGAGCGGCGGGCAGCGCGATTCGCAGAACGGGATCAGCCGGGCTCGGGCGACCTCCGAGGGCTGGGCGCTGCCGAGCCAGCGGCGGACCGTGACGGGCTCGACGCCCATCTCGCGGGCCAGGGCCTTCTTGCTCCAGCCCTGCGCCTCCATCAGCTCGGCCAGCGTGTCGGGCCAGACGGCCTCGTCCACCTTGCGTGCAGTGTTCATGCTCCCCTCGAGCTGCCGATCCGCTCGGCAATGGCGGGCGCTTCTGCGCCAGTGAACTCGTCCCAGGCCCGGTCCAGCTCGGCCTGGTTGCAGCCGTCGCCCAGCCGCTCACGCCACCAGGCACCCTCGGCCGAGGTCAGCGGGCGGCCAAGCATCGCGGCGACCCGCTCGCGCGCCTCGATGGACCCGAGCATGGGCGACTCGACCAGGGCCTGACCCTCCTTCGGCTCCCAGGCCCGGCCCTGCTGACCGCCCAAAAAGGCGTGCCGTGCGATGCGCTCGTCCAGGTCGTCGAAGACCGTGTCGATGCGCACCTGCTCTGCGTCGGTCGCGACGGCGGCCGACAGCTTCTGGGCGGCGACCGGGGCGTGCGAGGCGCCGGGTGCGGCCTCGTCGTCCCAGACGTGGCGGCGGCCGTTCTCTGGGAAGCCGGCCGCGTCGAAGGTGATCGCCGTGGCGGCGAGCTCGTGGCCCTCGGCGTCCCAGACCCGGATCCCCGCATCGGTGAAGGGCGAGAGCCGGTACTGGACGCGTTGGCGCGGGTGCACGTGGGCTCCCGCGATCTCCCAGGTCTTCCCGTCTGCACGCAGGTGCAGCTTGTTGGTCAGCACGCCCTCGCGTCGGGCAGTGGTAGCGAGCTGCAGGAAGGTGTCCCGATCGGGCGCCTCGACCAGGCGCTCGGGCGCGATGGTCGCCCACAGGGCCATCGGGGGCTTGCCGTGCCGCGTCAGGGGGCGCTCGGCGTTGGCCACCGCCGCCCAGCGCTCAGCCTGCCGGTTCAGCTCCTCCAGGTCGGTCGCCGGCGCCAGGGCCAAGCGACCCTCGAAGGTCCGCTGCCAGTGATTGTGGCGGGTCTCGACCGCGCCGCTGGCCTTGGCGTTGCCCTTCTCGTGCAGCTCGGGGTCGATGTGCAGCTCCGTCAGGAGGTGCTGGACCAGACCCGACTTGAAGGCCGGTCCCTGGTCCGCGACCAGGCGTCGAGGCACGCCGCGGAAGGGGTACGCCGAGCCAAAGGACTTGGCGGCCATCGCCCGGTACAGGAAGTCCACCACGTCCAGCGAGTTCTCGCCGGCCGCGTAGTAGTAGCGGACGTAGAAGGCGCCGCTGTAGTGGTCGACGACCAGGTACCGCAGGAGCACCTGGCGCAGCTCGGCCAGGTTCTGCCTCTTGCCTTCGTAGAAGCGGGCGCCGGCGTCGGAGTACTGCCCGATCTTCCCGTCGCCGTCGCGCAGGTACCACTGGATGGCCACCGACACGTCCACCAGCCAGACGTGGTTCGGGTGCTGGCTCACCCGGCTGATCGCTGGCTCGGGGGCCCGCATGTGCGCCATCGACAGACCCTGCTGCCGCAGGCGCCGGGCCACCTGGCTGTAGCTGGTGCCCTCGGCCAGCCCCTGGCCCTGCGCGATCTCGACGGCCTCTTTGGTCGGCACGTTGGCCTGCCCGCGCTTGTTGCGCCCCTTGGCCATGATCTTCGCGACCGCGATCAGGTCCTCGTCCGAGACGCGCGACTGCCCCCGGTCGCTTCGCGGCTGCCGTCCCGAGGACCAGCCCCGCGCCTTCAGCGCCCGGTAGACGGTCGCCTCGGCCACGTCCAGGGTGGCGGCGGCGCGCTGCACCACGGCCCGCCGCTCGGCGGGTCGCGAGGCCCCGCGCAGCTCGTCGAGCGCGCGGGCGTAGACCTGGTCGCGCAGGTCCATGGGGCTACCGGCCGCCGGCGGCGAAGGGGAGGACCCGGTGGTCGGGCACGGCGTGACCGACCGCCTCGGCGTGTTGCAGGACCTCGGCGAGCTGGTGCCCGTAGACCTCGTCGCCGATCATCGTGCGGAAGCGCAGCAGCTCGTATTCGAGCTGGGCGTGCAGGCCCTCCATCAGGCCGACGACATCGGCGCGCTGGCTGCCCGTGAGCTCCGGCCAGCGGTCGGCCACGATGCCGGCGTGCGAGGCCAGGCGCTCGATCTCGGCCTTGAGCCGGGCCCCGTCCTTGGCGACGAAGCCGGCGGCGAACTCCTGGAACTGGCTGCGCTCGGCGGTCTGCTGGCCCAGCGCCATGGTCAGATCGGCGACCTTGTTCTCGGCCTTGTTGGCCACCTCGGTCTGCTTCTCCAGCGCCTTCTTCAACTGCTCGACGGTCTTCTTCAGCTCGACGTAAGGCACGTCTCCCAGCATCTCGACGGGGACCTCGGCCATGTGGCCGTCGCCCACCATTTCCTCAAGCACCTCCTGCGGCAGGCTGGTCAGCAGCAGGGTCTTCTTCAGGCCCGCCCGCCCCAGCGGCTTGAGCAGGGCCGGGTGCTTGGCCAGGAAGTCGGCCACCCGCATGTAGTCGCGGATGGTTCGCTCGCTGAAGGGCAGGTGATCGGAACACCAGTCCCCGAAGCGCCCATGGCCCACCACCTCCTTGGTCCAGATCAAGCGCCGGCCGATCTCATAGGCGCTGTGGATGATGGTCTCGGTGTGACAGATGATCTCGGCCAGCACGACGTGCTCTTCCCAGATCCGGCCATCGCTGTAGGGTTCGAGCTGGTGGCCAAGGGCGGTGGGGTCGACGATCTCGATGCTCATGGTGCGGTCCTCAGTAGAGGGGGTGGGGGTCAGAACGAAGATGGCGGCGGCGCTGCGCGGTGCGCTGGCGGCGGGCGATGTCGCGGCGGCGGCGGCGGCAGCGGCGGCAGAGCTGGGCGCCGGGGACGCTTGGGTCCGTGGCGAGGTCCATCCGGCAGCACAGGCAGCCGGTGGCGAGGTGGAAGGGGGCGGCGATCATCGGCTGCACGCCAGCCCCAGCACCCAGCCGTCGACCAGCCCAGCGGCGTGCAGGCCCAGGCCCATCAGGCCGACGATGACGCACAGGCCGAGCAGGTCGGCGACCAGCGTCTCTACGCCGTAGATGGGGGGCGGCTTCATTCGCCCTCCGGCACGATCATCAGGAGCTCGCCGTTGACCCAGCCGTCCTCGATCACCTCGCGCCGGGCGCAGACCCACCGCTCGCAGATGAAGACGACGGTGGCGAGCTCGCCCACCTGCGGGCCGGGCTCCCAGAGCTGCGCCTGCCAGTAGATCCGCCGGGGCGACGGGCTGTGCGCGACCAGGTCTCGCCGCAGCCGGCGCGCCTCGTCGACGACCTTCATGGCCCGCTGCGCCAGGGCCAACGGTGCCGTCGCCACGCCCTTCGTGCACCGGCGCTGCGCCGAGAAGATCAGGTGCCCGATGTGCTGCCAGTGCAGCGCTTCGTCGATGTCGGTCCGCTGCTCCTTCATCGCTCCTCCAGGGGCTGCATCAGCCGGTTGTGGTCGTCGTGCAGGGCGCGGGCGGCCTCCACCAGGCGGCGCTGCCAGTCCAGGCCCAGGCGGGGCAGCTCGGGCCCCAGGCTCCAGACCTCGCCCTCGTCCTGGCCCACCACCCGCACCCAGCCGGCCGTGGCCAGCTCGCGCAGCATTCGCCGGGTCGTGTCTCGGTGGACCTCGGCGGCCTCGGCGAGCTCGCGCGTGGCCATCGAGCCGTGCCGCGAGGCCAGGATCAGCAGCAGGGCCATCACGTCGCCGGTGGCCTTGTGGTGCTCGCCCCTCATGGCGTCAGGCCACGGGCGACCCGCGCCAGGATCAGCTCGACCTTCGCGCGCCCGGCCATGGGGACCGCGTCCGGCCAGCGCCCGATGACCCTCTCCAGCGCAGCCAGGGCGGCCTGCCGCACGGCGGCGTCGGTCAGACCTTCCTGCACGCTCTGCCGCACCTGGGCGAGGTCGATGCCCGTGTGCTCGTCGGTGGGGGTGGGCGCCGCCGCGTCTTCCGCGATCCGCCGCTCGCTGGCCCAGCGCTGCATCTGCTTCGCCGCGCGCTCGTGGCGCTGCCGCTCGTAGCAGCCGCTGCACAGGTCCTTCGCCTTGACCTTGTACTTGCCGCAGCTGCTGCAGAGCCGAGACTTGCGAGGCTGGGGCGCCTCGCCACCCTCGGCCAGCAGGTCGATGGTGGGCGCGCGGGGGGGCGCCTCGATGGGGACGGTGATGCGGTCGACCTTCTTGGGCATGGGGGACTCCAGGGGTGGGGGGGACGCGAGACCAAGAAAGGGGTCGCGGGGCGACCAGGCGTTGCCGTTGGCGAGCTGGATCCCGGCGACGCCACGGGCGTCTTCCGCGCGCCAGCAGGCCAGGCAGAAGGTGTTCATCAGCAGGCAGGGGCTCTGGCCGTTCAGTCCCCGATGCCAGCGCTCCAGGCCCACCATGGTGGGGTGTCGCTCGCAGACCGGCCTCATGCCGGCCTCGGCGCGCCGGCCCGGATGGCGGCGGTGACGATGTGGCGGACCTCAGCGTCAGCCGACCGGATGGCGGTCGCCGTCCAGGGGGCCTCGACGCGGCGGGTCATGGACCCGCTGGGGCCGCGCACCTCGATGCGGACCTGCGCGTCGGCCAGGCGCACGCGCGCCCGACAGCCCGCGCCCAGGGGGATGGTCCAGCCCCGGGTGCCGCTCATGGGGCACCGGTGCTATACAGGTTGACGCTCGGGGACGCGGCGGCCCCTTCGGGCTCCTCTTCTCCCCAGACCTGGAGGTAGGTCTTGCCAAGCGAATCGGCGATTGCCCGGCGGATCTGGGGGGAACGCCGCCGGCCAGTCACTACCTGGGAGATGGCGCTCTTCGTGACGCCCAGGCTCTTGGCGATGTCGACCTGGGTCGTGCCTCGGCCGAGGAGGGCGATTCGGATTTCGAGGGGGGTCATGCGTGGCTCCATGCCGATTGCGTACACTGGTATAGCAGTGTCGCGCTATGTAGGGCAAGGTCCAGCATGACGTCAGCGCAAAAATTGATGGCCGTTCTCAAGCGCCATCGCGTGACACAAGCTGAGCTGGCTCGCGAGGTCAGCGTTTCGCGAAGTTATATCAATGACATAGTGAAGGGCCGTCGACGCCCTAGTGATTCCGTAGTCGACTACGTGGCGCGGACCTTCGGGGTCAACATCGGTGAGGGCGAGCCCGAGCCTGACACAGGTTCGCTAATCGCATTCCAACCGACAGCGCCCTACGGGGGTGGTTCGCAGGGACTTACAGACACGCCCTCAGATGCCGAAGTGGTAGCTGTGCTGGCAGAGATCCGAACACGGCTGGATCTGGTGGAGGAGTTTCTTCGTGCGCCATTCCGAGCGCCGCACAACGCCAGCCTACATGAGTTGCTTGACGCAGCGCTGCCGCCGAACGCTTCGCAATCAACGCGTGATCGTGTCCAGGGCTACCTTCAGGCGATCGCGGACACGTTGAAGTAATAACAATAACTTGGCGCGTTCGTTGGCTAACGCAAAACGGCACTCAGTGCCGATTTGCCTCCAGAGGGTGTCAGTCGGAATGCGGCTGCTATACTGGTGTACCCCGTCACCCAGGCGGTGTACCCAGGAGCACGCATGTACCTGATCTCTCTGCTCGCCCTCCTCGCCTGCCATGAGCCCGACCTGGCTGACACCGGCGACACCGGCGACACCGACTGCGACACCGACACCGACACCGACACCGACCCGCCCGCGCACCAGCTCCTGGCCGACGCGGCCGAGGTCCTGGCCGAGGCCATGGTCGAGCTGGGCCTCACCGCCTGGTCGGGCACCGTCGCCGACGGCCAGCTCCACCTGGTCGTCGAGCTCCGCGCTGCCACCCCGGAGTGAAGGGCACCCCTTCCACGCCCGCGCCGCCGTGGTGTAGAGTCCAGGCCCCACCCTGGAGATTGACCATGAGCGATGAAGTGAAAGCGGACAGCGTGGATGCCCTGCGGCAGTGGCTGGGCCATCGGGAAGGCGAGGGGCGCTGGCGTTGGCCGGCGCGGCATGTCGCGGCGCAGTCCGCAAGGGCCCAAGAGCTGTTGCAGGTCTTGCACGACAACCTGGCGAAGGCTGGGGTCATCGTCTGGTTAGAGAACGACATCAGCCGCGACGTCGTGCGGCTGGGCATTCGGCTCGATCAGTTCGGCGCACCCAACACCCAGACCATGCGCACCGAGGCCGTCGTCTTCCTGGCCGTCTCGACGGCAGGAAGTGCCTTCACCGTGCAGCTGCTGGACGAGCACAGCACGCCGATGAAGCGGGCCGCCTTCGGCTGGCCGCTGCTGTGGTGCGGCGTTGACGGCACCTGGAGGGCGATGGACAAGACCATGACCGCCGACGGGGCGCTCATGGAGGCGCTGCTGTCCGCCGTTCGCATGTGCGTGACGCGATGAGCGAGAAGGTCAGGGCGCACGAAGTTCTGCGGCGGCAGCTGGGGCTGTGGGCGGCGAGCGGGCACTGGGTGTGGTCGCGCGAGCAGGAGTCCCTGCGGATTGCCACCACCAAGAGCCTGTTCGAGACCGTGGCGATGGTCCTCGGCAAGGCCGGGGTGCTTGCTGAGGCGTCCGTGGACTACGGCAAGGGGCAGCAGGTGCTGACCATCCCGCTGGGCCAGTTCATGGCCGGCGAGCCCAGCCTTCCCAAGCTGCTCCTCACGGCGGCCCTGGGCCACCAGTGGACACCGCCGCGCTGCCACATCGACGGCAAGGAGTACAAGTTCGCCTGGCCCCTGGAGTGGAGCCCCGGCGTCGGACTCGGCGCCTGGCTCGACCCCGCCGATGCGCACGAGCCGGCGGCGCTGCTCCTCGCGGAGATCCTCCAGGTCATCAACGGCTACCTGGAGGCCTACGAAGGCTGAGGGCGTTTCGCCTGTGCTACACTGGTTGACGGCTGGCGAGGTGCCACGCCGACAACTGCTGGGTGCAGGCGAGGTGTTGGATGGATGAGGGGATCGATCAGGCGGATGGCGACGAGCAGGGCGAGTACCCCAGCCGGGCGGACCTGCTGGTCTGCGAGTTCCTGGCGGATGGCGCAGCACGGGGGAGGTGGCTGTGGGAGAAAGAACAGCTGCGGCTGCAACTCCAAGGAGCCCACGAAGCGCTCGCAGCGGTGGCCAGGCGACTGAAGTCGCATACCGTTGAGGCGGTCTTCGAAGAAGGGCACAGCGGGGTGAGCTACTTGGCGATCACGCTTCCCAAGGGCGCGCACATCAACGGCAACGCCTATGCGAAGGTTGTTCGCTTCGATGTTGCGACCAACGGCTCGTGGACAGGCGTCGAGGTCGGTGACAACGGGCAAGGCAGGTTCTTCAACTGGCCCCTGATCTGGACACCGGTGGGTGGAGGGCGCTGGTTGTCGCCCGACCCTGACCACGACGCCGAGACCGTGCTCATGGCAGCCGTGCTGGCAGAGGTGCGGGGAGCCATCGAGGCGCGCCCGCGCCCATACCTCCTGGCTGCCGACAAGGCGATCCTGGTCGAGATCCTCGACGTGGCGCGGTCAGCGCTCGCCCTGTTGAACGCCCCGCGAAAGGAGGGCTGAGTCATGGGCAAGATGATGGTTGTCGTCTACGACATCGAGTTCAGCAGCAAGGATCCGGATGCTGACCTTGAGTGGGCCTGCATGGCGGTCTTCGGGATGTGCCCCGACATCCAACTCAAGTCTGGCTCCGCCACCCACTACCGGTTCAGCGACTGGGACGAAGTTGCCGGGCATCCGGGGATGTACGTCGCAGCCCTTGACCAGTCGTCCAAGGCTGCTGGCCTGGAGCACATCACAGACGAGGCGGGCCGCACCAGGTCTGTCAACAAGGAGGTCGGCACCAACATCGCCGTCGACCACGCGATGCTGCTGATCGTGCCGAGCCGCAACGCGCTGATCGTGCAGTACCGGTCCAAGCTGCCCGAGACCACCGTTCAGTCGGTCGTTCGCAACGCAGCACGGTACCACGCATCCAGGGGGAGCGACTTCAGCCTGAAGGTGACCCCCCGCGAGCAGGAGATGTCGATCGACGAGATGTTCGACCTGTTCGCATCGCTGACCAAGGTTGCCATTCGGTTCCGACACTCGCAGAGCCCAGGCGACAGGACTGTGGATGCGGACCTTGAGGCGATGAACGCGGAGTGGGTCTCCCAGTCGATAAGGTCAAGCAAGAAGGGACGTCTGAACAAGGACGCAGTCCGCGACCCAAGACACTCCCCTGTCGCGAAGCCCATCGCTCACGTTGATTTGAACGACAAGAATGGAGTGCTGACCCTAGAAGGACGGGACGACGCCAAGCAGCCGCTGGTGGTCCGAAGCGACAAATCGATCCAACGGAAAAAGATCGAGACAACCGACACTGTTGAGTCGTTTGCAGAGACCATCGTGGCACAGCTGGATCGATGGCGGGTCTGAATTCGCTACTCTTCGGCGTTGTCCGCTTCGTCGACAGCCCGATTGAAGGCTTCGATCTTCTGCCGGCGCACATCGAGTAGGTCGTTTGCCAACGCCGTGAAGTACTGCTTGATGCAGAAGAGGATCACGTTGGCTGAAAGTCCCAGCGCGTAGCTGAGAAGCCAAGCGGCGATGGCCTTGTAGGTGCGGTCAACGCTGGACCAGGGCCAGGCCACCCCGCCGAGACCCAGCACGGTCCACGCGACGGTGCCGACAAGGATCGGCGCCAAGAACACTGCGACGGTGTCCACCAACGATGTCGGGTCGTGGGCAATTCGACGGCGAATGACGCTGCCAGGCAGCGCTGCGTTCAAAGCCAACAATGCAGTCACCAGGCCCACCGCGTTGAACACCAAATCCTGTCGGTCGGCGAAAGTGGTTGGCCTGACCAAGGCCAGTTCGGGCCAAACCGCCGACACGCCAGCCATGATGATGGCGATGGTCATCCAAAGACTGGAACCATGAGGACTCCAGTCCTTTGGCAGTGGACCTGGAATCAGCAGGTCGCCAAGCCCTGGGCGAAGGAGGTGCCACCACCACAGCGTCTCCCGGAGCTGCATGGTCTGGTCCTGGTGCACACGCTCGGCCTTGGCCAGCCAGGCCTGCAGGTTGCGCTCTTCCTGTTCCAGATCCATGGTGGTCTCCTAACGGGCGGACCCATGGGCCCCTATATGCCGAGGGTTGAAATGCCTGGTCAAGCCGATCGCGCCAGCGTCCGGCAGCCTGTATGCCCTTCGCTACATCACCCCCTGAGTCCTTCACGTAGAAACTGAGGGTCCGGCCGGCGACGGCTGCATGTGACCCCTCAGTGCAGGACTCCAGGGATGGGAACCACCGCCGCCGGCCGGATCGCCCGCTTCCTCTTCGCCCTCGCGATGCTCAGCCTCCTGGCGCTACCGCTGTCGGCCTGGGCCGCCGAGCCGAACACCCTCCCCGGGCCGACCTGGGCCTGGATCGGCGCCCTGGTCATCCAGACCGTTGTCACCGCGGGCTGCACCCTGGCCGTGGCACTCGCCCTGGAGAGCATCAAGAGCCAGCGCCAGACCGTGAATGGCCTGGCTGACCGGCTCGCCGAGACCCGCGAGCAGTACGTCAGCCACGCCCAGCTCAACATCCGGCTGGCCGAGCTGCTCGGTCCCATTCGCAAGGACCTCGACGAGCTCGAAGGTCAGGTCACGAAGCTGCAGACCGAGGTGGCCGAGCTGCGCGGCGAGGTCGCCGAGCTGAACAAGATGGGCACGATCCAGAGCAGCCAGCTCGACAAGATCCTCAACCTGCTCGACCCCCGAGGCCGCCGATGAGCACCGGCCTCGCCGACGCCCGCCGCCTCCAGCGCGGCCTGGTGCTCCACGCCCTTCAGGCGCAGTACCCGCACCCGCTCACCCAGGTCAGCCTGGAGCGTCAGGTCCAGCACCTGGTCCAGGCCGGCGGCGAGCTGGACCAGGTCACCAGCTACCTGGTCGAGAAGGGGCTGGTCGAAGCACGGTCCGAGAAGATCGGACGGATCAGCGTCACGACCTACCGCCTGACCGCCGATGGCGTGGACGTCGCGGATGGCAGCGTCGCGCTGCCCGGCGTCGACATGGGCATCGGGTGAGCCTGACCGCCCGAGACCAGTGGGCCGAAGCCCGCCGTCTGGTGGTCGCGGAGAACTACACCTACGAGGAGGTGGCCAATGCGCTGAACCTACCCGTGTCCACGATCCAGAAGCGCGCAGCGCGGGAGGGCTGGCAGGACCAGCGCCAGGCCAGCTTCGGCTACGCGCAGACGGTGCGGCGGCTGAAGGCCTTGGCCTTGCAGAAGGCCCTGGCCGCCATTGAAGCGGCCGAGTCGGCCGACGACATCGGCAAGGCCACCCAGCTCCTGTACGCCTGGCAGAAGACCGAGCAGGCCTACCCCGAGCACCGCTACGTCGAGCAGGAGGTGGACCCACGTCTGCACCTGCGCGTCGGGCTCGAGGTGGTCGAAGAGCTGGTGAGCTTCCTGGTCGAGGTCGACCGGGCTGCCCTGGCGGCCATCCAACCGCACCTGGTGCCGTTCGCCCAGCGCCTGGAGGCGGCCCATGCCAAGTAGGGAGGAGCGGCTCACCCCCAAGCGCTTCTGGCAACGAGTCGAGGCCATCGACCGGCTGGCCGACCTGCATGGCAGCCGCTTCGAGTCCGACACGGCCGCCAAGCGCCTGCGCCGCAGGGCCGAGGCCGTGGTGCTGCCCCAGGCGTTCAACCGGCACTACCTGCCGCACTACTTCCGAGACGAGGGCTGCGGCCTGCACACGGTGCTGTACCTGGCCCTGGAGTGGGCGCAGTTCGCGGCCATCCGTGCCCCCCGTGGACACGGCAAGTCGACGGTCGGCACCTTCGCCTACACCTGCCACCAGGTGGCCTGTAGCGAGGTGCTGCGGGCCTGGGAGCAGGGGACGCTGCAGGCCAGCGACCCGGACCTGCACCAGGCGATCGTCGAGGTCATGGCCGAAGAGGTCGACCGGCGGATCGCGGCGGGCGTGCCCACCTGCGACAGCCTGGGCCTGCCCGAGCACTGGGATCCCACGGTCCAGGTGGTCATGGACGCCTGGCTGGCCGAGGTCCACGCACGACTGGTGGCGACCCGGCAGATCCCCCTGTTCTGGGATCCCTACATCCAGGTGGTGGCCGTCGACGCCGGCACTGCCACCGAGTTCACGGCGGCGGTTCGGGCCGAGCTCGAACGCAACCCGCTGCTGCGCGGGGACTGGGGCGACCTGACCCCGTGCCACCATCAGGACGGGGACCGGGGCAGCAAGCGCCCGGCCAGCGACGGCGACTGGGCCAGCAACGGCACGCGGGTGCGCAGCTTCGGCATGTTCCAGAGCCTGCGGGGCGGGAAGCATGGCGAGTGGCGGCCGACCCTGCTCTTGGGCGACGACCTGGACTCCGAGGAGACGACCCGGACGGTCGGCCAGCGCGACGGGCAGTTGAAGAAGATCACCTCGGCCGGCGCCTTCGGCCTGGACGAGCGCAAGAAGCGGATCGCCATCGTTGGCACGCCGGTCGACAGCGACTGCGTCGTCTGCCGCCTGACCGAGCACGATCAGTACCGCCGCCGGGTCGACGAGAACGGCCAGGTGCTGGGTCGCTGGGTGACCCTGCGGACCCGGGCCCGGGACGACCAGGGCCGGATCCTGTACCCGGCGAAGTGGGACGCCGACCGGCTCGACGCCGAGGAGCTGGAGGACGAGGACGCCTTCGGGTCTGAGCTGGACGACCGTCCTCCGCGGGACGGCGAGTCGCCCTTCGGCGAGCTGCACACCTACGAGCGGGCGACCTACGCCGGCGTGAAGCTGCCCTCGGTGCTGATCTTCGATCCGGCCCTGGGCCGCCGCGCGACCGCCGACCTGCAGGCGCTGGTCCACCTGCGGGGCCCGACCCCGGCCGGTGAGATCCTGGTGGACCTGACCGAGGGCTACCGGGACCCGGACATCCTGCACCTAGTGGAGGAGATCAACCAGGTGCGGTCCGAGCTGCGGCCGGACGTCGCCGCGCTGGAGACCATCGGCTTCCAGGCCCTGATGGAGATCCTGCTGGTGGCGAGCGGCCGGCGCTACGGCCTGCTGGACGATTGGCTGCGGGTCGAGGGCCATGACGAGGGCAAGGACCTGCGGATCCGTGGCCTGGCCCGACTGAGCAACCGGGCGAAGCTGCTGTGGCCGTCGGATGGCTCGTGCCGCAAGGGCGAGCGTCAGGCGAAGTCCTACCCGAAGGGCAAGCGGGACATCCTGGACGCCATCGAGATGGGCGTCCGGATCCTCCAGGAGAGCACCCGCCCGGCCCGGTTCAACCAGGTGCGGCATTCCCCGCGGCACTCGGCATCCTTCGCACGGGGGGCCTGGTAATGGGCTTCCGCGACCAGCTCCGAGCCGCAATGGCGGCGGCGACAGGCGGCCGTCTGGTCTCCCTGGCCGAGGCCCAGACCGCCCGGCCTGGGACGCCGCCCCTGACGCCTGTGGCCGAGCCCACCACGTACGGCGGTCACCGCCCGGTGCGGGCCCAGGCCGTGGTCCGGGGCATGACTCCCGCCCGGATCGCGACGATCCTGCGCGAGGCGGACGATGGCGATCCGGCCCGCTTCCACGATCTGCTCCGCGAGATCGAGGATCGGGACCTGCACCTGCTGGGCGTGCTGGCTTCCAGGAAGCGCGCGGTCGCGAACCTGGCGTGGCAGGTGGTGCCCAGCGGCACCACCGACCGCGACGTGGCGATCGCAGCCTGGGCGCAGGAGCAGGTGGCGAACATCGGCAACCTGGAAGACGGCTTCATGGACCTGCTCGACGCGGTCCACCAGGGCGTCGCCTTCGTCGAGCTGAACTGGCAACGGGTGGGCCGCGCGGTCGTCGTGGAGTCGCTCGACTACCGGCCGCAGGGCTGGTTCCTGCCCAACCCGGAGAACATCCGGGAGTGGCGGGTCCGCGATGTCGGCCACCCGATCGGCCTGGAGCTGCCCGCCTACCGCTTCATTTGCCACACGAGCCAGGCGAAGAGCGGCTTCAACAGCCAGAAGGCCCTGGGCCGCACGCTGCTGTGGTGGTGGCTGTTCAAGAACGTCGCCATGAAGGACTGGGCGACCTACTCCGAGCTCTTCGGGGCGCCCCTGAGGGTGGGCAAGTACCCAGCCGGCAGCAAGCCCGACGACGTCGACGCGATGTACGACGCGCTCGTCCGCCTGGGGGTGGACGCTGTGGCGGCCATCCCGGCCGACATGCAGATCGAGTTCGTCACGGCCAGCAACAGCGGCAGCGGCGACGTCCAGGAGCGCCTGGTTCGCTTCTGTGACCGGGCGATCTCGAAGGGCGTCTTGGGCCAGACCCTGACCACCGAGGCCGACGAGACGGGCACGCAGGCCCTGGGCACGGTGCACGAGGGTGTCCGTCAGGACATCCTGGTCAGCGACGCCAAGCAGCTCGCCCGAACCCTGACCCGAGACCTGGTGCGGCCCCTGGTGCTCTTCCAGTGGGGCAACCAGGTCGCGCCACCGCGCTTCGAGTTCCTGACCGAGCCCGAGGCCGACCGGAAGGTCGAAGCCGAGGGCCAGGAGATCCGGGCCAAGGTCTTCGCCGCCGCCCGCCAGCTCGGCGTGCCGGTCACGCTGCAGCAGGTCCAGCAGGAGCTGGGCATCCGCCCCGCCGGCGCCGGCGACGAGCTCCTGCCGCCGCTGCCCACCTCGACCCCTTTTCCGCAGACCCCCAGCGCAGACGCGACGGCCTCGGAAGTGCAGACCCCGGGCCGTCAGCCTGCATCGCGGACGCGCGGTGCAGGTGTGCTCCATCGGTGCCCGATCTGCACCGGCACCGATGGGGCACTTGCGCTGGCCGAGCCCGGCGATCCGAACCTGCCGCCCATTCTGCAGCAGCTCGACGACGCCACCGATCGGTACCTGGCCGAGGGCGGCACGGCTGCCTGGGACGACCTGGTCGCCTCCATGCGGCAGGCGCTGCTCGCCGACGCTGCCACCATCGAAGAGGTCGAGCCCCGCTTCCGCGAGCTCGTCGCCCAGCTCGGGCCCGACCATCCCCAGCTCGCCGCCGTGGCTGCGAACCTGGCCGACGCGACCCTGACCGCCGACCTGGTCGGCCAGCTCCAGGTTTTCCAGGCCGACGTGGTCGTCACCGACCTGCCCCAGGTCCCGCCCCGCGAGGCGATCGCCTACTGGACCACCAAGCTGCTGGTGACCCCCGACGAGTTTCAGGCCATGGCTGCGGCCCACCGCAGCCGGGCTTTCTCGATCGCTGGCTTCACCAGCCTGGACGCGCTGTCCAAGGTGCACCAGGTCTTCCAGACCAGCCTGGAGGGCGGCGCCACGCTGGCCGAGTTCGAAGACGCGATCGCCTTGGACGGGGTCTTCCTGACTCCCGCCCACCTGCAGAATGTCTACCGGACGAACATCGGCACCGCCTACGCCGTCGGCCGCGACACGGAGCAGCGCCGCCCGCGGACCCTGGAGCGCCGCCCCTTCTGGCGCTACAACGGGATCGACGATCGGCGCACCCGCCGGACGCACCGCCTGCAGCAGGGCGTGGTCCTCCGCTACGACGATCCCTACTGGTCGGTCTGGTCGCCCCCCAACGGCTACCTCTGCCGCTGCTACCGCACGGCCCACTCGGCCGAGGAGCTCGGCCTGAAGGGCTGGGAAGTGGCCGAGGGCCCGGCTGTCGATCCGCTGACCGGCCTGGCACCCACGCCCGATGAGGGCTTCCGCACCGACCCGGCCGCCACCCCCGACACGCTCGCGTGGATCGACTGGGGACGTCTGCCGCCCGATTGGCAGCCCCTGATCCAGGCCGAGCTGCGCCCCGCCCCCCGTTCGGAGGCCCGATGAAGCACGCCTTGATCCCCCTGCTGCTGGCCTTGGCTGCCCCGCTTCCGGCTCCAGTCGCCGGCGCCGAACAGGCCCCGCTGCCCGATTGGCTGCACCTGGTGCCCTACGGCGAGTGGCGTGGCCATCCCGCCCGGCCCTTCCAGGTCGGTCCGGCCGAGGCCGCGCAGATCCTGGCCAACCACGACAAGCGCGGCGGCACCCGGCTCGTGCTCGACTACGAGCACCAGACGATCCGCAGCCTGGACAACGGCCGACCGGCGCCAGCGGCGGGCTGGATCGATCGCCTGGAGCTGCGCGAGGACGGGGTCTGGGGCCACGTCGAGGGCTTCACCCCGGCGGCCGAAGCCTTCCTGCGGGCCCGCGAGTACCGCTACCTCAGCCCGGTCCTGGCCTTCGACCGCCGCGACAAGCGCACCGGGGAGGCCGCGGGCCTGCACCTGCACAGCGCGGCCCTCACGAACGTCCCCTTCCTGGACGAGCTCACCCCCGTCGTGAACAGCGACACCACCACCCCGGAGAACTCCATGCTCGAGCTGCGCAAGCTGCTTGGCCTGGCCGACGACGCCACCGACCTCGAAGTGGTCGCCGCCGTCGAGGCCCACCTCACCACCCTCCGATCGGGCCTGGGCCTGGCGGCCGACGCGCCCGTCACCCTGATCGCCTCGACCCTGCAGGCGGCCCGCCTGCCGCTGGAGCTCGGCCGGCTGGCGCTGACCGAGCTGCAGCTCGGCGAGGCCACCCCCGAGGTCGCCAAGGCCAAGCTGGCCCGGGAGCTCAAGCACAGCGGGTACGTACCGCTGGCCGAGCACGCCGCCGCTGTCGCCGCCGCTGAACAGCAGGTGGTGACCCTCAGCGATGACCAGGTCATCGAGCAGGCGCGTGCCCAGGGCAAGCTGACCCCGGCCCTGGAGGCCCTCTTCCGCAAGCAGCTCGCCCGCGACCGCGAGGGCACCATGGCCTGGTTGGCCGAGGCCCCCGTGGTCGTGCCCCTGTCCAGCCCCATCGCCCGGAACCGGGGCGCCAGCGCCACCCAGGGCCAGCTCAGCGACGCCGAGCTCGCCGTCTGCGCCCAGCTCAACCTCAGCCACGACAACTACCGCCGCCACGCGCGGCAGGAGGCCTGATCCGCCATGACCGCTGCCACCACCGACCGCAACACCACCCAGCGCGGGGGCCACACCCGCTACCTGACCCTGGCCACCGCCGCGATCCTCTTCGCCGGCTGCATGGTCTGCCGTGACGATGCCGGGGACGCCATCGACGCCGAGCCGGACGCCGACATCCAGTTCGCCGGCATCGCCCGTGAGGGCGTCGACGAGGCCGACGGCGACGAGGGCGTCAACGTCTTCGTCGAGGGCGAGTTCCTCCTGGCCGGCAGCGGCTGGGCCGCCGGCGACGAAGGCAAGGACGCCTTCCTGCTCGACAACCAGACCGTCGTCCCCGCCACCAACGGCACGCTGACCCACTGGGTCCGCGTCGGCAAGGTGGTCGAGGTCGTCAGCGCCACCTCCGTCTGGGTGCGCATCGAGCCCGAGGTCCGGGCGGCCCCGCAGGTCTTCACCGGCGTCGTCGCCGGCGTCAACGCCGCCGCCCTGGACCTGACCGACCTCGCCGCCCAGTACGGCGGCGCCGACATCTACGTCCTGGACGTCCTCTCCGTCCTGGCCGTCGTCACCAGCACCAAGGCCATGGCCACGCAGGCCCTGAAGGTGGTGACCACCAACTACACCGTGGCGGCCGGGGCCATCACCACGGTCGGCGACGAGAGCGCCAACACCTGGCTCATCACCCTCACCGGCGTCCTCCAGTAGGCGCAAGGAGTCCTCATGCTGCTCAACGGTGCCGCTCTGCAGGCGGCTAGCACTGGCTTCAAGGCCGTCTTCCTGGAGGCCCTGGAGAAGGCCACCCCCGCCCACCCCCAGTACGTCATGCTGGTGATGAGCAACGGATCGCGCGAGGAGTACCACTTCGGTGACCTGCTCAGCGGCATGCGCGAGTGGCTCGGGGATCGCGAGATCGAAGCGCTGGGGCGCGAGCCCTTCACCATCCGCAACCGCGAGTGGGAGAAGACCATCGGGATCCCGAAGGCCGCCTTCGAGGACGACCAGCTCGGCATCTACAGCGCCCAGATCAAGGCGCTGGCCGCCATCGCCGCCCAGCACCCCGACGAGCTGCTCGTCGAGCTCATCGAGGGCGGGTTCGCCAACAACGGCTACGACGGCGTCCCCTTCTTCAGCGCCAACCATCCGATCACCGGCGGTGTCCAGAGCAACGTCGTCAGCGGCGCGCTGTCGGAGACGACCTTCGCCTCCGCGCTGCTGAAGCTGCGCAGCATGAAGGGCAAGGGCGGTCGCCCGATCAACCCCCTGGCGGCTGGGGGTCGGCTGACCCTGACGGTCGGTCCGGCCAACGAGGCCGCCGCCAAGACGCTCCTGAAGAAGGAGTACGTCGATGGAGGCGACAGCAACATCAACTTCAACGCGGCCGACCTCGAGGTGCTCCCCTACATCGCCGGCACCCACTGGATGCTGTCGGTCACCGGCGGCGCCCTGGCCCCCTTCATCCTGCAGATGCGCAAGCGGCCGGTCTTCATCGCCAAGGACCGGCAGGACGACGACGAGGCCTTCATGAAGAACCGCTTCGTGTACGGCATCGAGGGCCGCTGGAACATGGGGTACGGCCTGCACCAGCTCGCCGTCGGGAGCACCGGCAGCTGATGGGCAGCTACGTCACCAGCGGCGCCCTGATTCCCTCCTACGTGGAGGAGCGGGACGCAGTCCAGCTCACCAACGACGACGTCGACGGCACCACCGTCGTCGAGTCGGTGGTGGAGGACGCCATCGCGGACGCGGAGGCCGAGGTCGATGGCTACCTCGGCGCCCGCTACGCGCTGCCGCTGGTGACCGTGCCGCGCCTGGTCAAGCGCCTGGTGCTGCGCCTGTCCCGCTACCACCTCTACAGCCGCCGCCGGGGGGCGGTCGAGGAGTGGATGGCCCAGGACTACGAGAAGGCCCTGAAGATGCTGCAGGACATCAGCAAGGGGATCGTGACCCTGGGCGTCCAGCCCGAGCCCGGCGTGAACAGCGAGCGCGTGGTCCGGTCCACCGCCCGCGATCCCATCTTCGGCCGCAGCCGCCTCGAGGACTTCTGATGAAGTTCGAGCTGCGAAGCAACGGCGACGTCGTCCTCCGTCAGGTGGATGGCGTGCAGCGCCTGCTGGCCGACCCGGCCGAGCTGCTGGAAGACATGGGCGAGCACATGGTGAACACCAGCGTGCCCGAGACATTTCGTGCGGGCGGCCCCGGCTGGCCCCGCAGCAGCTGGCAGGCTGAGTCCGCCCAGCAGGACAGCGGCGCCCTGCTGCGGTCGGTCACCCACGAGGTGTCGGGCCACACCCTGCGGGTCGGGTCCAACCTGCGCTACGCCCGCCAGCGGCAGCTCGGCGGCGAGCTGAAGCCCAAGAAGGCCAGGGCGCTGGCCATCCCGTTGCCCGGCACCCCCAAGAGCATGCAGCGCCCCCGACGCTGGGGCGACCGGCTGTTCTACCTGGAGAGCACCAAGGGCAAGGCCGACACGGTCGGCATCCTGGCCAGCAAGGGCGGCAGGAACGGGAAGATCACCCCCCGCTTCGTCCTTCGGGCGCGCGTCACCCAGCCTGCCCGGCCCTTCGTGGTCTTCCGGGACGAGGACATCGTCTGGCTGAACGGGCGCCTGGCTGCCCACCTGCAGGAGGCCGCCCGTGGCTGAGCCCGAGCACATCCCCACCACGGGGATCGGAGCCATCGAGGACGCCATGGTCGAGGCCATGCAGGCCGACGTGGCCCTAGCTGCGCTCGCCCGACACATCGGGACCTGGCAAGGCGAGCTGGAGGACGCCCTCGAGCAGGTGGCCTTCCGGGATCCGAGCATCCTGGTCCTCTTCGGTGGCTTCGACGCAGAACCGCGCGGAGGGCACGAGTCCCTGGACGTCGAGTGGCAGGTCCTGGTTCGGGCCCGCAACCTGCGGCGCGAGTCTGCCCGCCGACACGGCGGTCCCGTGTCCGGCGAGGTGGGAACCTACGAGCTGGTCCAGCACGTCATGCGGATCCTCACCGGCAGCGACCTGGACCTGGACGGCGTCGACGAGCTGCGTCTCGCTGCCTGTCGGCTGCTGCAGACCGGCCGCGACCCCGGCAAGACGACCTCCGCCTACCTGGTGGTGTTCAAGGTCGACGCTGACCTGCTGGCCGTCGCCCCCGAGCAGACGCTTGACGAGCTGGAGCTCAACCTCGAGGTCCACAACCCCGACGAGGCCGGCGGCGACGCGTCGTGGGTGCCCTCCGTCGACCTCACCCTTGATCTGACCGAGGAGTCCTGATGCGAACCAAGACCGAGCTGACCGTGCGGGCTGCCCCTGGCATCCGCTTTCCCCTCGAGGGGCGACCCCGCCTCTACATCACCGACGCCGAGCCGCGCGCGGTGGTGATGACCCCCTACTACCAGCGGGCCGTCGCGGACGGTGACCTGGTCGTCGTCGAGACCAAGCCCGAGCCTGCAGGCCGCCGCCCTTCCCCCTCGAACACCCCCTCCGCGGAGTAGCCCGTGTCCTCTGTCGTCATCTCCAGCGTGCCGCCGAGCACGCGCAAGCCCGGGACCTACCTCGAAATCAACACCCGGGGGGCCAAGGCCGGCCTGCCCGTGAGCGCCGACAAGGTCGTCCTCATCGGCCACAAGCGGCCGACCGGCACGGCCGTGCCTGCCGTGCCCGTCCAGGTCTTCTCCGTGGAGGAGGCGCGAGCGGCGGCGGGCATGGGGACACCGCTGGCCCTCATGGTCCAGGCCCTGATCGAGCAGTCGCCCTACCTGGCCGAAGTCTGGCTGTGCTGCCTCCAGGAAGCCGGTGGCGGTGCTGTCGCCGTGGGTTCGATCACGTTCACCGCGTCGTCGCTCCAGGCGGGGACCCTCACCGTGCAGATCGGCCGACACGCGGTGCAGGTCACGGTGGCCGCGACCGACGCCAGCACGGCCATCGCCACAGCGGTGACCCAGGCCATCAACGAGCAGGGCTGGCTGCCCTTCAGTGCGGCCGTCGATGGTGTGGATCTGACCAAGGTCAACCTCACCGCTCGGTGCAAGGGTACCCACGGCAACGCCTGGGTGCTCCGTACCGAGTACACCGCCACGGGGCTGTCGACCTTGATCGTGCAGCCGACGAGCGGGGCGGGAGATGCGACCATCGCCACCGCGCTGACTGCGATCTACCCGGCCGACTTCGACATCGTGGTCAGCGAGTGGAGCGACGCGACCGCCCTGGCCGCGCTGGCCGACCACACCGAGGCGCTGATGGGGCCAATGGAGGCGCGGCCCTGCATCGCGCTGGCCGGGGTGGTGGGTGCCCTGGGCACCGTGACGACCCTGACCGCCAGCATCAACAGCGGCGCGGTCGGCTGTCCCTACATGCGCGGGTCGCGCACCCATCCCGTCGAGATCGCCGCAGCCGTGGCCGCCGCCTTCGCCTCCGAGTCGGACCGTGCCCGCCCCCTCAACGGGAACACGCTCAAGCCCGTCGTGCCGCCGGACAGCCTGGCCAACTACCTGTCCCGCACCGAGCAGGAGAGCTGCCTCGCCAACGGGGCGATGCCGCTGGAGGTCGTCAACGGCAAGTCGACCATCGTCCGCACCGTCAGCACCTACGTCACCAACTCGCTGGGCGACGCCGACGACACGCTGCTGGACCTGCAGACCCTGCGCGTGCTGTTCTACGTCCAGTACGCCCTGCGGGTGAAGTTCCGCGAAGCCCTGCAGGGCGCCAAGCTCGCCGACGACGCGAAGACCCCCAACACCACTGACCCCGCGAAGATGCGGGCGCTGGCGATCGGCTGGTGCCTGCAGATGGAGACCGAGCTCGGCTACCTCGAGAACGTCGAGGCCAACAAGGATCGGTTCGTCTTCGAGCGCGACGCCTCGGTGTCGGGTCGGGTCAACGCTCGGATCCCCGCCGACATCGTCGACGGTCTGCACGTCTTCGCCGCCGCCATCGACCTGATCCTCTGAACCTCAACCCCCCGGAGGCCGCATGGCCGCCCTGTTCACCAAGCGCGTCGTGCTCACCGTCCTCGGTTTGCCGATCATCCACTGCAAGTCGGCCCGTCCTCGCACGCGGACGGGCAAGCAGCTCGTCAAGGGGATGAGCCCCGACGGTGCGCCCATCGGCAACACCGACGGCTCCAGCGAGCACACGGTGGACCTGACCGTCTACATCCCCAAGGTGGGCGACATCCCGTGGGAGACGCTGGAGGAGGCCACCCTGACCATCGTTTCCGCCACTGGCGGCACGCCGACCCTGTACACCGGGGGGTTCGTGACCGAGCTCGGGGAGTCCTACAGCGAGGACGACGTCGCGACCCGCGACATCACCATGATGTTCACCCGCAAGATCGGGATCTGAGATGAACGCTGACTTCACCGTCACAGTGCAACTCCCGATCGCAGATGTCGAGGCCGAGGTGGGCGCGCTCTCGCTGCGCCAGGTCATGCTGGCCAAGCACCGCGCCACCACCAGCTCTGCCCCGGAAGGCTTCACCGTAGAGGACTGGGAGGTAGTTCACTTCCTGGCCCTGCGCGTCCGCCGGCTGGGGGCCCGTGAGGGCATCACAGCCGACGAGCTGATCGACCTGGCCGACGCCGACACGTCGGCCCTCATGGACGCCGTCGGTGAGGTGCAGAAGCGGGAGGCCCGATTTCGAGTCCACACTCCGCCCCCTGCGGTGGTCGATCGCGCTGGTGGCACAGGCGACGGGCTGGAGCCATGACCAGGTCGCGGGCCTCCGCACGGGCGAGTTCGAGACCTACCTCGACTTCGCCCTGCGGTCCCGGGGGATCGACCCCGACAAGGTCAGCACTTGCCCGCCACCGACCGACGACGACGACCCCGGCATCGACGCCACGACCCTGCTCCACCTGCCCGAGTCGATCCTGATGTCCTACCCGCCCATCGTGTTCAGCCGCCTGACCCCCGCGGAGCGCGCCTCGCTCCCGGCGGCTGTGCGCGCCCGACTCGAGGGCTGAGATGGCGCTGACCAAGCTCGTCGTCGAGCTCGCCCTGATCGATGGCGGCAGTGCGGGTGTACGGGCCTTCACCGACCGGTTGAAGACCATGGGGGTCGAGGGCGAGGCATCGGCCAAGAAGATCAACGAGGCCATGACCGACCTGCAGGCGGGGCTGCGCGGGCTGAGCACCAGCAAGGCGATGTACGAGGGCCTGGTCCGTCCCGGCGTCCAGGCCGCCGAGACGCTCCAGGAGGCGCTCACCAAGCTCGAAGTCAACCTGGACCCGGGCTCGGTCGCCGAGGTCTCCCGCCAGCTCGCCGAGGTCGAGGCCAACGCCGCCCGCATCGCCGGACCCACGAAGTTCGATCAGGCCGGTGCTGTCCAGATCCACACGGATCTGCGCCGGGCCGGCCTGAGCATGACGGACATCACGGGCGAGGGCGGGGCCGCTGAAGCCGTCACCCAGCTCGCCACCGCCGAGGGCCTGAGCGGCGAACAGGCGACCTCGGCCATCACAACCTTGGGTGCGATCTTCCGCCTGCAGGGCGACCAGTTCGGATCGGCTGCCGACCTGCTGGCGCGCGCGGGCTCGGCTGCGAACACGGACGCGAACCAGCTGCGGGAAGCCCTGGCGCAAGCCTCCAGCGCCGGCACCCTGGGCCTGGACCCGCAGGAGACCTTGGCCGCGCTGGGTGTGATGGCGAACCTGGGCATCAAGGGCGGCTCGGCCGGCACCTCGCTCAACGCGTTCCTACGCCAGGCGGCGACGAACAACGACAAGATGGGCCTGGGCCTCTTCGATGAGGGCGGCCAGTTCATCGGGCTGCAGGGGGCGGCCACGCAACTGCGTGGGCTCACCGCTGGCAAGACAGACCTGCAGGTCCAGCAGGCGCTGACCAAGGCCTTTGGCGACGAGGGTGCGCGGTTCGCGGGGGGGCTGCTGCGTACCGGCAGCGGCGGCCTCGAGGAGGTCATGGCCAACATCGACGGGTCCCGCTCGCTGAGCAGCCGGGTCGGCCTGATGGCCGGGACCAAGGCGGCCAGCGACGAGGCCCTGGCCGGGACCGTGCAAACGACCCTGGCGACCCTGTTCAAGCCCGCCCTGGCACCCCTCACGTCGCTGTCGCAGAAGGCCAACGACCTGGTCGGCCAGGTGGGCACAGCCGCCCAGGAAGACCCGCGGATTGCCCAGGCCGTCAGCCTGGGCGCCATGGGGGCCACCGCTGGCGTGGCGTTGTACGGGGCCGCCAGGGTCGCCCGCGGCGGGGGCCGGCTGCTGTCCGCCCTGCGGACACTGCCCAGCCTGGGCGGGGCTGGGGCCGGTCTGCCGGGCGTTCCGGGCGCAGGTGGCGGTGGTGTGCCGGGTCTGGGCGGACCGACCCCCGTGGCCGTCGTCAACTGGCCGCCGGGCCTGGGCCTCGCAGGAGCGGGCGGTCCAGCCGCCGCCGGCGCCAGCCGGCTGGCGTCCGTGGTGCCCTTGGCCGCCGCCGGCGTCGCTGGCTACACGGCGGGCACCGCGCTCAACAGCGAGCTGAGCAAGACGGAGCTCGGCAACGCAGCAATGGAAGGCGCTGTGAGCAGCGCCCTGCTGTACACCCTGCCCGGCCGCCTGATGGCCGAGCTCTCCGACCGGATGACCGGCGGCGGCCTGGTGAAGGAGGCCCAGGCCACGCGCGCCAACGCCATCAACGTGGTGGTCAAGAACCTGCCTGGCGGTGGCGCGGAGGTCGAGGTCGAGCAGGACGGGTTGATCCAGCGGGCCATGGGCCGATTGGGGATGGGCTGATGCGCCTGCCGCCGCCCCTGCCCTGCACCATCGACGGCATCGCGATCCCGGTGGTGCGGATCCGCGACCAGGTCTCCCGGGCCTGGGTCGAGCACGGCTACCCGGGGCGGGCCAAAGCCGACCTCGAGGACGTGGGGGGCAGACCGGAGCGGTTCGAGGTGGAGGCAGTCTTCACGGGGATCTTCTGGAAGATCCGTGTCGACGCCCTGCGCAGCGTCGTCAAGTACGGCCCCGCCACGCCCACCCACATCTTCGTGCATCCCTTCTGGGGGGTGGTCTACGGCAAGGTGGACGACCTCAGCATCGAGCACGTCGACACGCAGGAGAACACCGCCCGCGCGACCTTCCGCTTCACCGAGGGCAAGGCTGCTCCCATCGCCTTCGCCGTCGCGGGCAGCGACGCCGCCACCCAGGCCGCGGCCGAGGCCGCCGCTGCCGCCGCCGCCGCCGCTGTTGCGGCCCTGCCGGTTTGATGACCATGACGACCCGCGCCCAGCTCCGCGACCAGGTCACCGCCGCCATCGAGGCCGGTCAGGCGATCCTCACGAAGGTCGCCGCCGACGGGTACACCTCAGCCGCCCAGTACGAGGCCGACGTGAACCAGGTGCGCCGCACGCTGGCGGTGCTGGTGGTGCAGCTGGAGGACGAGTGGGGGATCCAGAGTCTGGCCAGCGTGGTGGCAATTCGAGCTTTGGGGGCCCGCCTGCTCGAGCTCCGATCGCGGATCGCGGAGGGGACGGCGATGGTCACGACGACCATCGACCGACCCACCAGCCTGATGGAGCTGGCCGTGCAGTGGTACGCCGATGTCAGCCGATGGCGTGAGCTGCGCGCCCTGAACCCGAGGATCCGGCATCCAGGCTTCGTGCCTTCAGGCTGGACGGTGGTGCACCATGCCCGGTGACGTCCGCCTGCTGGTTGCCGGCCAGGCCTGGGACGCTTGGACGTCCTACGACCTGGACGCCGACTACCTCACTGCCGCCGATGGCTGGACGGTCAGCGCCCGCAACCCCGATGCGGTGCAGCTCGCCACCCTGGTGCTTGGCAGCCCCGTGCAGATCCTGGTCGACACCACGCCCATCCTGACGGGCACGCTGGAGCGCATCGAGAGCAGCCGCTCGCTCGACGCTGGCCATGTGATCAGCCTCTCGGGGCGTGACCTGGCTGGAGCCCTGGTGGATGCCTCGCCGGGCACGGCCTGGGCGATTCCCAGCCTCTCGCTCGCTGCGGCGGCGCAGAAGATCCTGGCCGAGCTGGCCGTGCCCGCCGTGGTGCTGGCTGCGGCCGAGGCCAACGTGCCGCGGCTGATCCTGCGGCCCGAGCCCGGCGAGAGCTTCTGGGACGTCCTGGTCCGCTACGCCCGCAAGCTGCGCCTGGGGGTCTGGATGGACCCGGTCGGCGTCCTGCACATCGATCGCCCCGACTACTTGAGCCCGCCCGTCGCGGAGCTCGTCCACGCCACCAGCCTCGCCACCGCCGGCGGGACCAACGTGATGAGCATCCGCTACGTCGACGACATCACCGGCCGACGATCGCCTGTCACCGTGGTCGGCCAGTCCGCCGGCGGTGGGCTCTTCGCCGCCAGCACGGTCCTGGTGGGGGCGGCCATCGACCCTACCCTGACGGTGATCCGGCCTGCCCTGGTGGACGATGGGGACATCAACTCGGTGCTCGAGGCGACCGACCGCGCCCGGTGGGAGGTCGCCCGTCGCCAGTTCGAGGGCAAGCACCTGACCGTGACCGTCCAGGGTCACCTGGCCATGCCCGGAGTGCCCTGGTCGCCGGGCCAGATGGTCCAGGTTCGCGACGAGCTGCACGGCATCATCGGCCCCTGGTGGGTGCGGGCTCGCCGGTTCTCCCGATCGCTGTCCACGGGCTCGACCACCGAGCTCGTGCTGCACCCCCCCAACCTCTACCTGCCGGCTGTCTGATGTCGCCCCTCTCCAACACCACCTTCTGGCGTCGTCTGGATGCCCACATCGACCGCCGCGCCCAGGGCGTGGCCCGGTCGGTGCGTGGCCTGGTGGTGGCTTCGGCCGGGACGGGGCTACGCCTGGCAGGCACAGTGATGGGCCGGGCTGCGGAGACCTTCACGGACATCGAGATCATGCAGCACTTCGGGTTCGTCTCGGTCCCGCCGCCGGCGACCGAGGTGGTGACCGTGCCCATCGGAGGCTCGTCGGCCCACCGGGTGGTGGTGGCCGAGCTGGACCCGCTGTACCGACCGAAGGACCTGCTGCCTGGCGAGGCGGTCATCTACTCGATGACGGGCAACAAGGTTCACTGCAAGCTGGACGGCAGCATCGTGGTGAGCACCCCCTTGGGCGCGGCGGTGGAGTGTACGGCGGCCGGCCTTGTGCTGCTCGCTGGTGGCGGGGCGCCGGTGGCGCGGGTGGGCGATGCGGTCGCCGTCTCAGGCTCCGTCACGGTGGATGGCACTCCATGGGCCTTCACGGCGACCGGCACAATCACCGCCGGCTCCACCCTCGTCCAGGCGGGGGGCTGAGATGGCCGACCTCGACACCGTCACCGGCGATTTCCTGCGGACCTCTCGCGGCGACCTGCTCGTGCGGACGAACGTCGCGGTCGTCCAACAGGTCTGGCTGCGCCTGGCGACCGAGCGGGGCTCGCTGCTGGCTGATCCCGACTTCGGTTCCCTGCTGCACACCCTGCCCCAGGCCAAGCTGGTGGCTGGCATCGAGGAGGTCGCCACCGCCTACGCCCGGGACGCGCTGCAGCCCCTGCTGGACGAGGGGCGGCTGGTGGACCTGGAGCTGTCCGCCGTCCGCACCGCTCGCAACCGCCTGGAGCTGTCGCTGCGTGCCCGGTCGGCCGACGGCACTCCGATCACCTTCACCGACTTCGTGAGGATCTGATGAGCTACGTGCCGCCGACCGAGAGCGCGCTCCACCAGGCCGCCCTCGACGCCTACGTCAACAAGCTCGACGGTGCCACCGTGCGCGTGGGCGACGAGATCTGGGCTCGCGCCTGGCTGGTGGCTGCCGCCACCGCGCATGTCTCGGCCGGGCTCGAGTATGTCGAGGACCAGGTCTTCCCGAACACGGCTGACGAGGACAACACCGCCCGCTGGGCCGATATCTACGAGGTTGAGCGGCTGCAGCCCACCATCGCCGCCGACAACGGCGAGGTCGAAGCTACGGGCGTTCTGGCCACCGTGATCCCCCTGGGCACCCAGCTCCAGCACGAGGACGGCACCCTCTTTGAGACCACCGCAGCCGTGACCATTGGCGCTACCCTGGCCGAGCTCGTGCCCATTCAGGCCGTGGAGGCCGGCAGCGAGGGCAACGTCTCGACCGGCACCGTGTTGACCTGGCTGTCGCCGCCGGTCGGCCTCGATCCCACTGCGGCCGTGACCACGGAGCTCACCGGGGGCACCGACCTGGAGGAGCTCGCCGACTGGCAAGAGCGGATCGTAGACCGGATCCGGGCGGGCACCGGCTCAGGTACGGCAGCCGACTACGAGCGCTGGGCCGAGGAGCTCGACGGGGTGGTCGCCGCCCACTGTGTGCCTCTCTACAGAGGCCCGGGCACAGTCACCGTGGCGGTCTTCTCGGCCGACGGCGCTGGCAACCGCACGCCGGCGGGCTCGGTGTTGCGCGGCCTGGTGCTCGCCCACCTCAACACGCTGCGCCCCGTTACGGCCGAGGTCGACTGTCCGGCCATCAGCGAGGCGTCGCTCGACGTGACGGTCTCACAGCTCGAGGTGGAGGCCGGGTTTGATCCCGATGACGTGGTGGCCGAGGTCGAGGCCGCTATCGAGGCCTGGATCTGGTCGCTGGTCACTGGCCAGACGGGCCGTCTGACCCAGCTGGGGCGCACCATCGCCAACGTCGCCGGGGTCACCGACTACCAGATCGACGCCCCCACGGGCGATACCGCCGTCCTCGACATCCAGATCCTGGTGCCCGGTACCATCACCGTGAGCCTGGCCTGATGGCCATCACCCGCCCGCACCTGGACCTCCTGCTGCGTCTGCATCCACGTGGACGTGCCTGGTCGTTGGACCCGGCCATGGCCCCATACCAGGAGCTGGAGGCGTGGGGGGAAGTCCTGGATGCTCAGGATGCCCAGGTCAACGCCCTCCTCGACGAGGCAGTGCCGGACCGAGCCAGCTCGTTGCTCGGCCGCTGGGAAGCCCTCTTCGACCTCCATCCACGCTCAGGTCTCTCCGAGGCCGAGCGTCGCCGCCGGGTCCTCGCTCGCATGGCCTACCTGCCGGACACCCGGCCGGTGACCATCGAGGACATCCTGGAAGCGTTCACGTCTCTGGACGTGGCCATCGTCGAGCCAGGTGCCTTCCGCTGCGACGATGCCGGCAGCGTCTGCGACGAACCGGACGACGTACTGGATGGCGCGTGGGTCTGGTGGGTGGAAGTCGATGAGACCGCCGCCCGTGCCGGTGACGTGACCCGCCTCGAGCTGGAGCAAGAGCTCCAGCGCATCAAGCCCGCCCACACTGTCGCCTATGTGCGGTGCGACGACTTCCTGACCGATGACCCCTGGTCGCTTTGCGACCGCGACCTCCTAGGAGCCTGACATGAGTACTGGACCTGAAGGCAACAGCCTCGAAGACCTCGTCGTCCCCGCGTCCCGCGTGAACAACTATGCTGCTGGGCAGCAGGTTTTCTCGACCCACCTCAACCAGATCCAGGACCAGATCCTCTCGGTCGGAGCGGCGGTCAACTTCCTGGCGGGCCAAGTGGGGGTCAGCCGGTCGGGATCGGGCAACATGTCCGATTCGCCGGCCCCAACCATGGGCGGTGGAATGTCGGTCTGGGTGCAGGCCCAGACCAACGGAACCACCGTCGTCCTGCTCGACGACGAGAACATGGACTGGCGCGACCGATTCATCGAGGTCGCGGGAGTCGCGGTCGTCGTGGCGGACCTCGACTTCCCTGGTGAGGCCGGCGACGACGCCATCGGCGAGGACATCAACATCCACGGCATGTTCTACTCGCAGGAGGGGTTCAACCCGGCCGCAGGCACCCCGACGGCATCGGTAGGGCTGACTCTGACCACCGGAAATCGTCTGCAGGTCTTCGTCCGAGACACGGACGGTGCCCTCTGCCTGAAGATGTCGCCCTTCGCGGCCGACAACGGCCGGATCATCGCCCGAGTCTCGGCCAGCCCGAAGCAGAACCACTACTGATGCGCCCAGACCTCCTCATCTGGGACCGCCAGCACGCGGGCAAGCGCAGCCGCCCGAGCGACATGGGCGCGGCGGCCGACGTCGACGGCGATGGGCGGATCGCCACCTGGGAGCGCGAGGCCGAGCTCACGCCCCGCTACATCCAACCGGGCATCGTCGAAGCCGAGGTCTGGGGACTCGAGAGCAAGCTCATCGATCCGCTGGGGGCGGGCCTGCAGGCCGACTACCCCCAGCGGCACCGTGAGGCGGTCAGCCTCGCCCAGGGCCGCCCGCGGGCCGCCTACCTGGCCTGCCACCTCAATGCCGGCGGCGGCGACTATGCACTGGTCGGGCATGTGCCCAGGAGCACGCTCGGCCGCGCGCTGGCCGAGGCCATCGCCACCGAGCTGGAGCTGAGCATTCCCGTGATCAGTCGGTGCCGCGTCGAGGCCCTGGAAGGACGCTGGGCCCGAGGTCTGCCCACCATCCGCGGAGCGTTGGCACCAGGACTCCCCGGCCTCGCTGGTGTCCTTCTGGAGCCTCTCTTCCTCGACGCCCCCGAGCACCAAGCCTACATCCACGAGGGCGGCCTGACGGCGGTGGGCCAAGCCATCGCCCGCGGCGTGAGGCGGTGGGCCAATGCCTGAGAGCTGGACCGCTCGCGGGGCCATGGCCCTCACGCTACTCTTCCTGGGCGCGGCCGGGGTCGCCTACCTGGCGGCGCCGGCGGCCGACCCGACCCAGGAGGTGGCCTGGGTCGAGCTCGTCGAGCTGCAGGCCACGTACTTCATGGCCTGGTACTCCCAGACCATCCAGGGCCTGGCCGTACTGGCGACGCTCTGGGGCGCCTACGGTGCCCGGCACCTCGTCCCGACGCCCCCAGGCTGGGGCCGCCCAGCCCCCACTACTGCCGAGCTGCGACGCACTGAGCGGCCCGCCTCAAGCCCCACCCCCACCGAGCTGGGCGACGTATGA